TTAAAAAAATGTTACATATGTGTTGTGATGTTTTAGAGAACAACAAAAAATCTTTTTGGAATATAGATGGGTTAGTTGATGAAATTGTATTAACATTTAAACAACAAGAACAATGAAAGTAAGTAAACTAAGAAAGTTAATACTTGCTCAAAAGGTTAAGCCACTAACGGATGCTGAGCTCAAGAAGCTGAGACTTAATGCATATAAACCAGTAAAATGAAAGCAAAAATAAAAATTGAAGCAGAAATTGAGTTTGATGAGGATACTTGGTATTCACATAGTGATGAAGAAGAATTAGAGTGGTTTACTTCACTACTAAATGATAAAGAAAACACTATGCTTATCCTACATTCTAATGATGTTGGTGATACAATAGGTCAGACATATAATTTCAAATGGGAAATAATAAGAGAACAATGACATTTGATGACTTAAAAGTAGGTGACAGAGTTAAAACTAGATACAGTGGTTGGGCTACAGTAACTCAAGTGGGTTGTTATGGTGGAAAGATGATTAAGCTTAATTGTGATGAGAGAAAATGGTGTTGTCCTTATTTTTATGAAAGTGAATTAGATTTAAAACAAAAAGAAGATGAAAGCAAAATTAACATTCAATCTACCTGAAGATCAAGCAGAATTTGATTTTGCCACACAAGGTGGAAACATGTATGCAGCTCTATGGGATATATCTCAGGAGCTAAGAACATTATGGAAGTATGAAGAGCTTAGTGAGGAAGAGTGGAAGATGGTAGAGAGAATTAGGGATAAGTTCTATGAAATACTTGGTGATCATCAAATTAGTTTAGATAAATGAGTCTGGTAGAAAAAGTTACCAGAAAATCACTTAAAATAAGACCATCAGGAAGAAGTACAGATTTTATTTCACCTAGTTTTGGTCACGGGTGTCTTTATAACTGTAGTTACTGTTACATGAAGAGACATAAGCCCGAAGGATTATCTATAGCTACTAATACTATGGATATCCTGACAGAAATTAATTCACATGTTTGGTTTGCTGATGTAGAGAAGCCTAATCAGACAGGAGAGTTTATTACTTATGACATCTCTTGTAATGAAGACTTTGCTCTACATGCTAAGTATCATGACTGGAAAACAATCTTTGCATTCTTTAGAGATCACCCACTTGCTATGGGTTCATTTGCTACTAAGTGTGTAAATGAAAAGCTATTATCATTTAATCCTAATAGAAAAGTAAGAATCCGGTTTAGTTTAATGCCTCAAACTTATGCAGATTTTTTAGAACCAAATACTAGTTCTATTAATGATCGGCTTTGGGCAGTAAAAGATTTCATAGATGCAGGTTATGATGTACACTTAAACTTTAGCCCAGTTATTATTACCCCGGGATGGTTAGCAGAATATGAAAAGTTATTTGAAAAAATAAACAGGTTTGCTAAAGAACACAAATGGAATGATGGTTCTGTAAAAGCTGAAGTAATATTTCTTACACATAATAAAGATAAACATGAGTATAATGAAAAGAATAAGATCATGGGTGAAGAATTACTTTGGACACCCAGCATACAGGAATCCAAAGAATCCCAGTATGGAGGAAAGAACATTAGGTATGCACAAGGATGTAAATCAAATTACATTAAACAATTTACAGAGTTACATGATGCCATTATTCCATGGAACACTATTAGATATATATTTTAGAATGGAAACACAAGAGATTAAAAAATTAGTTGCAGCAATTGCTGAAGAACATTATAATATTACAGATGGTGTAGATGGTAATCTAAACTATCTGTGGTATATGTATCATAAAGGAACTAAGAAAGATGAGTTCCGGCCTTTTGTATATATGGCTGAGTTAATGTTGTTAAAGAAGTATAATTATATCACAACAACAGAGGTGCAAAATGTAGTGGGAATGATGAAGTCAGATGATAAAGATAATCTTCACATGGCAACATTAACAATTAAGAACCTGAGAGAATTAAGAATCAAAGAACATGGAATTTATTCAAAGAGCAATGAAGCATATAAAGATTTAAATTATACATATGCTTTTGATGTATTGAATCATACTGTGTTTTTACAAACAATGGCAGAAAAATGACAGAAGAAGATTTAATAAACCTTGGTTTTGATAAAGTAGATATAACCAATGATGAAAGTCAAAATGGTTATGATTACTATTACTACCACAAAGAAGTAGTTCCAAATTTAGCTTTGCACAGTACAGATAGTGATGATGTAAAAGATAATAATTGGCAGCTTAAATGTTTTGAAATACCCTCAATAAAAATTAATACTCCAGAAGAGTATTTAAGATTTATTGATGCTGTTAATCCAAGAATGTATTAATTATGTTTACTGGCAGGTTTATAAAGAAAAACGGCAAACTGATATTTAATAGTTCACAAGATAGATTATCATATGAGATATTTGTTGACAAAATTAAAGAAGGTCAGATCGTAGAGATGTATATAGATCTTGTAGGAGCAGATCATAGTAAAGCACAACTTGCAAAAGTACATGCTTGTATTAGAGAAATAGCAAAAGAATCAGGATATACTTTTGATGAAGTAAAAGTAATAGTTAAAGATGCATCAGGTTTATCTGGTAAATCATTTGCTGATTGTAGCAGAGATGATTTAATGCTTGCAATAGAATCTTGTGTACAAATAGGAAGAGAGCAGTTTAATTTGAATCTTGGGTAGGTTCTACATAACCTTCATCCCCTGGTTCTAGAATTTCTTTTTCATTATAAAGATTTTCATCAGTTGCTCTTTTTTCTATTTCAGCAAGAAGAAGAATAATAGTATAAAAAGCTCTTTGAAGATCATCAAGGTCTTCGTATTTTTGAGTCATTATTGACTTAAAGTACTCTTCTCCTTTTTCTACAACATTCATTTGTTGCAATATTGTGAAAGAAGCAGCTTTAGCCATTAAGTAATAACTTTTGTTGACTTTGATGTCTAAAATTGCATCGTCTTTTAATTCTTTTGCTTTTATCATGATTTTAATTTTGTATCAAAAATAAGAAAAAATGAAAATAGAACCTGAAATTGAAGAAATTAAACAAAAATTATTTGATAAACTTGAACCTAGTGGTTGGGGTAGAATTTTTAAATCTTTTATATTTAGTTCTGAGTTTACTGACATTTTAAATAAACTTTATAAATTAAGTACGGAAGGTAAAAGATTTACTCCACCATTAAAACAAGTATTTAGAGCATTTGAAGAATGCCCATATGACAAATTACAAGTTGTAATGATTGGTCAAGATCCATATCCACAGTTAGGAGTTGCAGATGGTATTGCTTTTAGTTGTAGTAATACTAAAAAAGAACAACCTTCTTTAAGATTTATTCTAGATGAAGCCCAGAAAATGTATCCTTTTTATGATAGACCTCTGGACTTAGCTAGATTGTCTAATCAAGGTGTATTAATGTTAAATACAGCTCTTACAGTTGAGGTGGATAAAATTGGTAGCCATTATGATATATGGAAACCATTCACTGCTTATTTATTGGATTGGTTAAACAATTATAACACAGGATTAGTATATGTATACATGGGTAAAAAAGCTGAAGAATGGTCTGAACTTACTGGGGATAATAACTATAAGTTTTTTGTTAAACATCCTGCTTCTGCTGCTTATAATGGCTCTAAATGGGATAGTAATGATATATTTACTAAGATACATCATCTAGTAAAAGAATCTAGTGGTAATACAATACATTGGTAGTATGGAAGATATATTTCTAAAATTGGTTAGGGAGAATATAACTCCAAATAGTTATTACATATTACATTGTATAAAAAATGGTATAATTCCTTGTTCTTTTGTAAATAAAGATTTAGAAATTAGAAGATTAATTTCTGAAAATTGGTTGAATGAAGACTTGGTATTAACAGATAAAAGCATTATCTTTACTACGGAGATTGACGGATATTTTAAGAAGTCAAAGAAGAAAACATCTAAAGATTTAATGGGTCATAATTTTATGCAAAACATAGAGGCATATGTAACTATATTTCCTAATAAGAAACTATCTTCTGGAAAATATGCAAGAGTGCCTGCTAAGAATCTTGAGAATGCATTTAGATGGTTCTTTGAAATGTATGATTATAGTTGGGAAACTATATTTGCAGCAACACAAAAATATGTCTTAGAATATGAATCTAAAAACTATGAATACATGAGAACTGCTCAATACTTTTTGAGAAAGCAAAATGTAGACAAAAGTTGGGATTCAGATTTAGCAACGTACTGTGAATTCTTAAAAGATAATCCAGATGATGACGTAGTTTTGTTTCCTGATCTTATTGTATAATTAAAAGTAAAAATCTATGGGGAAGTTATTTGATGGTGCACGACCATTACTACCAGTTAGTGAAAGAGATGGTCTTGAAAAAGGTTTAATTAAAATGAAGGCAAGAAGAGAAGGTAAGATACCATCTCTTATTAGTGCTTGGCCAAAATTTAATGATGCTTTTTGTGATGGTCTAGAATGGAAAACAATTACAGTAATTGGTGCAAGACCTGGAATAGGTAAGACCCTTTTTGCGGAACAGCTGGTTTCTGACATCATTGAAAAAAATCCAGATCAAGACTTTAGAGTTTTAAAGTTTCAAATGGAAATGGTGGATGAAACAAGTGCCATAAGAAGATTTGGTATGATTACAGGTGCTGATTATAACACATTAATGAGTAAGGGTGGTAAACTTGTGGACAGAAAGATATTTGAAAAATGTGTTGAATATTATCATGAAAGTGCTGGTAGTGATTTAGTAAATGTAGTTTATGATACTTGTACTGTGAAAGAGATGTGTGCTACAATTCATCATGAATTTGAAAAGTACAAAAGAGAAGATGGGAAATACAGAAACATGCTTGTTACTATAGATCACTCAGCATTATTTAAGAATGATACTGGACAAAAGGACAAATTTGAAATGTTAGGTGCTCTTGGTGAAGCATTAACTTATATGAAGAAAAACTATCCTGTAGCTTTTGTAATTCTAAGTCAATTAAATAGAAATATAGATGATACTAAAAGACAGGTAGAAGGTACATATGGAAATTATGTTCTTGATTCTGATATTTATGGTTCTGATGCATTATTACAACATGCTGATGTAGTAATTGGTATTAATAAACCTGCTACAAGAAAAATAAATAAATATGGTCCAGAAAAGTTTTTGATTGAAGATCCTGAAACATTGGTTTTCCATTTCTTAAAATCTAGAAATGGTCTTACAAGAATTAGTTTCTTTAAACTAGACAGAACTATTATGAGAATAGTAGAGATGCAATCTCCAGCCAGAGAAGTTGCACAGAAAATCCAAGTAAATTAATTAATATGAATAACAACAATCTAAGAAAAGAAAAAGAGAGGGAATTCTATATGGATCATATGAATACCTTCAAAGCAATTGGACTTGCTGATCCGTTTTTTACAATCAAAACTGCTTTTTATAAAAAAGGTAAGTTTGGTAGACAATCACAATTTTTTGAGTGGGAATTAAAGAAAGGTGAAGATATCTATATTGAGTTTTACGAAAACAC